CTATTTACCTAATTCTTTTCCGGGGTCAGATGCCCGGCTTTTATTGGGGTTTTGCGAAGATCCGCTTCCCCAGCCAGATAAGCCCCATCAATCCGGCAAGCCCGATAAGCCCGAGCATGAGGCTATCGAAAGCCGGGGAGCCCCAGAAGAAGCCGAGCGAGCCGATCCCGGCTCCGATGGCAATCAAGCCGACTGCGTTAGCCTTGGAGCCGAAGATGAACAAGCCGACTCCGGCAAGGGTGATCAGTCCTCCGACTCCGGCAAAGATCAATAGCACCTTGGTCTTCCGCTCCTCTTCGATCTGCATCTTCATCCGGGAGATCTCTGCTTCAGCCTTCGCTCGATCCTCCGCTCGCTGGGCTTCCACCTTCGCCCACATCTCATCAATCTTCTTCTGCATCTTGTCGGCTTCCTCGAGAGCCTTTGCGTAAGCCTTCTCGTCTGACTTCTCTGATCGATCCTTCGCTTCCTTGAGATCTGCCGGAGTCGGTCGAGGTAAGTTCGCTTCTGCGATCGTCAGTTCCTTCTCAACGACTCCCGGCTTCCCGGCTTTGTTGGCATCCATCGCCACCTTCACCGAAGCACTCGCCTTGCCAGCGGCTTGATCATTTGCATCCGCATACTTCTCGACCACCTCTTCGGACTTCTTCGATGGAGGATTAATCTCCTCCGGCTTCTTGCTCGAGGAGCATCCGCAGATCAGCAGAGCGAGGATCAGTAGTAGGTAGTTCATTTGTAGAGTCGGTACATCCGGAAGAACATCGCCAGCCCGATCATCATCGAGAGCGAAGCAAAGGAGATGATCAAGGAGTCGTAGAAACGGATCCTGGCATCGAGAGCCTCGACATCCTCATCGACTATCCGGATAGCCGTCCCGACATTCTCGAGTTTCTTTTCCAGATCGGCAGAGTCGGACTTAGCCCCGGCATCCGTGATCAAGAGGACATAAAAGTTCGGATCCTTCATCGCTCGCTTCGTATCCTCGATCGCCTGTTGGAGTTTCTCCCGGCTCGCCCGGAGATCGGATGAAAGCCCGAGCCCGATCTGGGCGAAGATCAGGCAGATCAAAGTGAAGCCAGCCACCCCAAGGATAGTCGCTCGCTCACTTACGCTTTCGCTTCTTGGGAGCATTGGATCCTTTCTTTGCCTCACTCACCTTGGCATCTGCCTTGGCTTTGACCCAGCGAAGAAGTCCGTCCAGGATCTCGGGAGCCGCCATCCCGGAGATGCCGTAGCATCCCGCCTTAAATTGCCCAGCGATGTCGGCATCCCGGATCACATACCAGACGGACATGGCGGTGATGAAAGCGGCAAGGGTATGCCGGATAGCCTTCCCGATTGTCATGCCTTCCTCCGGACGAAGGAGAAGCCGGGCGATCATCCCTCCGGCTCCGACAAATCCGGTCAGCCAACCGCCAGACTTGAAAGCCTCAAGGATGGCTTGCACATCATCCGGCTTCTTGAGGCTCTCAAGTGGAGGGCTCACTTCTGGAACAGGGACTTGATCTTGTCGATGATCTGCCCGGCAACGCTGGCGTTGTTTCGGAAGCAGAGGGCTCCAGCGATGAAGCCGATGATGAGTGCGAGTAGATAGGTCATGGGAAATTAAGCCGGGCGAAGTCCGATCCGGTAGTTCACGCCATTAATGGTCACGATCGCATCGAGCGTGTCGGGTCCTCCGGTGTGAGCCGCAGTGCTATTGATCGAGAATGCCGGACCGGATCCATTGGAGAAGGTATCTGCCTTCACATTGCCGACCACTTCGACCTTCGAGGTGGAGGTATATCCGGTAGCAACTCCGATGCCCACATTGCCGGAGGCATCGACCACAAGGGCAGAAGTATCCGGGGTGTTTTGGTCCTCAACCAGCAGGGCGTTGCCCGTTCCAAGTTGCGTGATGCGTAGGGCGGCATTTACAGTCCCGACTGTGGTCTGAATAATCTGCGGTGCGGTGTAGGTGTTTGAAGTGTTGGTATTAGCAACAACCTTTTGCGTCCCTGCGGCGTCCCTGTAATTGATGTTGGTGGCAATCCAGATGTCCCCCGCAACAGAGGTGGTCGGAGCAGTCCCTACGCCAAGGTTGAGAGAAGCCGAGCCAGCCGTAGGTGCGGCCATGTTAACCTTCCCATTGAAAGTCCCGCCAGCGAAAGGCATAAACTCATCAACAACAGCCTGTCCTGTGATGTAGCCTTGGTTTAGAACCCATTGCTCTGATGCGATCGTATTAAGTCCTCCCGCTTGGTACTTAAACTTCGATGCATCACGCCAGAAGTCTCCATCCTCCGGCTGGCTCGGAACACCACCACCAGAAGGGAAATTAAGTCGGGCAGAGTAGAAGCCTCCCTCCCCTGCCTCGACAACACCACCAATGATGAGTCTGCCGATAGAGCCGTCCCAAGAGATGTCGGTAGTTAGATTGGTGAGCGAAGGAGGAGGAGCAGAAGTGAGATAGCCCTGCGACTGCACCCAAGTCTCCGAAGCAAAGCCTTGAGATTGAACCCAAGACTCCGAAGCATAACCAGTCAGAGCAGACGAAGTGATGTAGTCTTGCGAAGTAACCCAAGACTCGGTCGCATACCCGGTGAGATCCGGGGTGGTGGTCGCAGTCGTTAGAGTAGTTCCATCTCCGAAGGCGATGCCGAAGCCGGAGGAGAAGATGATGTTGCCATCATGGATCGCCAACTTGTGAGCCGAGTTATTAGCCAAGCCACCTCCAATGCCAGCCCTGCCGGAGATCGTAAGATTGCCGGAGATTGCTCCACCGGAAAGAGCGAGCCGATCTTCGACATCATCGATGGTAGCGAATGGATTGCCACCGCTCGGGGAAGAAGCCCCATCGATTGCATCGACAACAGTCGAGCCATCAATCGTCACGCCAAGGTTCTGCCAGATAATGTCCTGCGTGGCATCACTTGGAGCCGAGGCGATATCCTTCCGGACGTATCGGTTATTAGCCACGCCTTCAGAGAGCGGAGGAGTTAGATCGAGAGGAGCAACCGAGCCCTCATCGATGAGATCGGCAACGATCGAGCAAGCGGTCTGGAGGATCGTAGTCTCTCCGGTGGACTCCGATACCATGATCTCAAGGACGGCAGTACCGGACTCCCGGGCATTTAGGAACTCATGGATCTGAACAGTATTGAGGGAGAGGAAGCCTTCAACCCCGAGCCAACCGATCAAGCCGGAGCCATCTGCCGTGAGAGAATTAGCGGAGGAGATCGAGATGTCCCAAGAGTAAGTGCCGGACTTGATCACCGATGCATCGGTCTGGATCGTGGCAGGGAGGGCATTGAGAACATCCGTAGAAGTCGCATTGACCGAGATCCCCGGGGACTCAAGAGTTCCGTTCGAGTTAGTGCCGGAGATGTAGAATGATCCTCCTGCCGGATTGGGAGCAATCGAGATCCGGTACACTTTCTTTGAGCCAATCGTAGCAAGCAAAGTCGAAGTCAGAACCGGATTGCCCATAGCCGTAAAGGTCTGGAGGAAAGCGACCGGGCTCTGCTGAAGGTGGAGCAATACCTTTTGAACATCTCCGACCACTTGCCCGACAAGGATCACTTGCGAGGAGGGGAAGAGTTCATCCGGATCGGAGGTCAGCGGATCATGAGTGTTGCCGGAGTTCCAAGTGAGGAGAAAGGCATCCCCGGCTGTCTCGACCGAGATCCCACCTTCGGTATCCACATCGGGGATGCCATTCAAAGCAGTCTCAAGAGCGGAAGCCGAGGCGTTGAAAGGGATCTCCGCAGAGGCAATACCCTTGTAGCCGATCTTGAAAGTCCCGGCAGTCGGCTGGGACTCGAGCCGTCCGATGCCCATCTTGAGGGTCGCACCAGCCGGGATACTGATCTCCTCCCGGTTCGAGCCGTTCCTCCGGAGAAGATGGACTTCGACTTTAGCCGTATCCCCTTGGATGAAGACCGGGCTCTTCGCTTGGGCTCCAGAGGTAAAGGACTCAAGCAACTTACCGCTTTCGTACTCGATCCAAAAAGTGTGGGAGGAGAGGGACATCATAGGGGGCATACTGTCCCACCCCTTCCGGGCTTACTCCCGGTTGTAATAAGCGGCAGGAGTAACAGTCTCCTGTATCTCGCTCCAATCATACTCTATGTAGGTCGTAGTGATCTTGGTCAGCACCCGATAGTAGGTGGTAGACTCCGGATTATCATCGAAGTAGTACCTGTTAAACTCTCTTACTTCGTACGACCAATCGTAGCCGTACTTCTGCTCTCCGTCTCTGAAAGTGCCGCCTCCCCTGCCGGGATGCACATAGCCCCTATCGATCAGTTCTTCTTCTGAAAGATCTGCTCTTGAGTCGAAGCGATGCTTCCCCTCCTCGTAGTCATCCGGCAGGGTGTGATTGATCTCTTCGGATGTCTCTTCTCTTTCGATCTCCGTGATCTCCCCGGCATCTCCGTTCCTCCAAAAAGTATCCGGCTGACCGAAGATAGGGTAAGGCGTAGTGGGCGGGATGATCTCGAACTCTTGCTCTGTCTTGTAGGTGATCTTCTTGATGTTCTTGAAATTAAAAGTAACCCCTTTGAATGGGATGTGATCCTCCCATCTCGGACCAATTACAACAGTGGTAATAACTCCGGCATACTTCTTTCTGTGTTCCTTCTCATGATCTCGATCAATCTCCTCCTCCCAAAACTCCGGAGGATGAAAGTACCCTTGCACAAATTGATCAATACTAAGCCCGATATTTCCATTGCCCTGCAAACTACCAATGAAGTTAAGGTTGTGATAAAAGTTTCCTCCCCCTTCTTCTTGATGCCAATTCTCAAAACCCGGGACAGTAGCATACCCAAGGATCTCGACTTCTGTTTCCGAACCCGGCTTGTACAAAGTCGGCAAGGGTCGATAGCCGCTCAAGTGGAAAGGCATGATCTCAAAAGGACGCTCGATCTCGAACATCATACCCGGGAGAAGTAATAGAAAGCCGAGTTCGGTTCCGTAAGTTTTCTTCGCTCTGCCCAGACGGATCCTCCGATGAGTTGATTGAGTCTCCAACTTACCTTCTCCTCGCTACTCACGATCTTCGTAAGAGAAGCAAGGGCGAGATAGCCATGAGCGTCTGTATCTTGAGTCGCTTGGCTATCGATGATCACCTCGACAGTCGCTTGAATTGGGAAGCGTTTGTTCTTTTCCCCGGTGCATTTGACCACGACCATGTAATTCTTGGATGATCCGGAGGGGAGGTTTAAGGTCGGAGCCGGATCCTCATCGAGTTTCTTTCCACCCATGGTCGGCACAACATTATTCACCGAGCCAGCCTTCACCTTGATCTTATCTCCTTCGATCGAGACACCGAATGGAGGGAGGACGATGGGCTGTCTGCGAGGCTGGGTCGGATCGATCAAGGTTCCTCCCGGAGTCTTGCGAGCGAGTAAGCCGGATCCATGAATGCCCGGCTGATTGGATCTCATCGAGTTCCACATTTGGTTAAGCATACCGCTATCGATTGCTTTCATCCCCGGCTTAAAAGGACCGGGCGTTCCAGAGCCATTGCTAATCGCCATGACTTATGAGGCAGAGCCTCCGGCTTGGCTATCCGGGTAAATCTCCTCGAGCCAACCAAGAGCCCCGCCCATGGTAAGATCGTAAGAGACTTTGTAGACAGTTCCAAAGGCTTCGCAAGAAGCAGAGGAGAGGAGGAAGTTTCGCTGAAGTAATTTACCTTGAACCAACTCGACTGTGTAGGGCTTGAGAGCCGAAGCGACAGCCGATTTTGCCCAAACCGGGATCAGATCAACGCCTCCGAAGTTTCCGGTCTTGGAAGATTTGCCCACCGCACCGATCACCTTATCAACTGTGCCGATGTCCTTCGTGAAGAACTCGCCCTTCATCGCCACCCCGGGATTGTAAAAGTTCTTCACCCCGGCAAATCGGTTCTTCTCTGACATCGTACCAAGCCCGGAAGATGGCGGGTAAGTGTGATTGGCAAAGGTAGCGAACTCGGAGAAGACTCCCTTCGCATCATCGGAGGTCACTTGGTTCGTCTGCGGATCAACGAAGACGGCTCCATTCATGGGCTTCGATGGCTTGCCTCCGATCTTCTTCTCGAAGTTAGGGTGCGTCTCGATCGGATCAGTCGAAGAAGATGCGGAGATCGACAACTTGATCTCTGTCATGTCTCCCTGTTCGATCCCGCAGTAGTCGGCTTTGCACTCGAGCATCCCGCCTTCGGTCTTGGTAGTCTCCACTCGATAGCAGAACAGTCGGCTATCCCGGATGTGGGGTTCATTCTTTACCGGGAGATTGCCGGCATTGTCCTGCGATCCTCGAAAGACTACTGAAGACTCAAGCAAGCCGAAGCCATCGTTCTTGATCGCCCATCCCTTCTGTAAGAAAAGGGTAGACATAGCATCTCCGTAAGACTTCCCGGTGAACTCCCGGTAGCCTCCGGATGCGGTGGCACTTCCTGTCGATGCAGAGTCTGGCATAAAGATTTAGAGGTAGTCTCCGGCATGACCGGGATAGCCTCCGGTAGTCATCGGAGTTCCATCTTTGTTCAAGCCGTAGTATTCAAGGATCTCGTTCGTAAGGTTCTGGGCTTCGAGTTGCTTCTTCGCAATGTCGACTTGCTGTTGAGAGATGCTCGGACCGGCAACGAGTCCACCACCACCGACCGCTTGTATCGCTTGGACTGCGATGCCCTTTTCCTTTGAGCCCTTTGCCTTGTTCTCATCGGTCAAGCCCTCGATGTCTCGACCCTTCTTCGTAGCGACCTTTTCCTTTGAGGACTTCTTGCCAATCAAAGCACCAGCCATGTCACCAAGATCAGAGAGGTGATTGCTCATGTCCTCTCGAGCCCGATCCTTTGCCTTTTCCATCCGATCACGATGAGCATCGAGTGCATCAATACTCTTTTGAGTTTCAGTAGTATCCAGCCCGAACATCTTTTTGAAAGACATCCAAGCGAACATCATCCCCTTTACAGTGTAAAGGAAGCCGGAGTACAGACCCAAGAAAACATAAGCCAGAGCCTTCGCCACCAAGCCAAAGCCTGTGACGATGGTTCCGATAAGCAGGACGATCCACATCCCGGCAACCTTTGCTCCCTCAACGATCGTGTTGAACTGATCATCGAGGATGTCGGCTTGCTCGATCTGGGCATCAGTCATGACAGTCGCATCCTCAAACATCTTCCGGAGTTCCTCATCCGATTTGCTCAAGAGGGTAGCCATCGTTTCCCCGGAGCGTCCGAGCATATCGTAAAGAGCGAGCAGGACTTCACCTTTGTTGGAAGCCCCATCCAATCCGGCAGAGATCTGGAAGAAAGCATCGGTAGCGGTCAGCGTCCCATTACGGAGAGCGACAAGATCGATGCCCATCTTCTCGAGCATCTCCGCTTTCTTCGGATCGACTGCTCCTTCAGCCATCGCCTTGTTGAGTTGCTTCATCAACTTTGCGATCTCGCCCATCTCGATCCCGGCTTTCTTGCCGACAAAGGCAAGACGCTGAAGGGCATCAGCACTTACTCCGTATCTCTCCGACAAGTCCGCAACATTAGCGGCTTGATTGAAGCCTTCCCGCATGAGGTTCAAAGTCTCGAGAGCGATAGCGACCGGACCAAGAGCGGAAAGTAAAGATCCCCGGATGGCAGAGCCATACGATTGAGCATAGCCAGCGGCTCCAGCCATGCCGGACTTGAACTTTTTGGCATCGAGCCCAAGGACTACGGAAAGAACGCTCATGGTCTGGAGGAGTTAAGTTGTTCTTCGAGGTCGGTATCCATGATGTCGATCTCAATACCTTCGGTGATACCGATCGTAGTGTAGAGCCAGACAACTTGAGCCTCCGGCAGACTCAAGACTTCCTCCACACTCATGCCTCGCTTGACCATCGTGCCGATCAAGAGGGCTCGCCAATCAAGACCCCGGGGATCCCCGGCTCTCTGGCTCTCCGGCTTCTTGAACACCAGCGGATACGAGGCTCCCTCTTCGAGATGGACTCGGATCCCGGCAAGGTTGTAGTCGAAGTATTCCTTCGAGCGATGCATGAGCCAAGAGCGGAGGATGTCTCCGATGGTCGGCTCGCTTAAACATTCATCTACGGATCGACCGCTCAAGACGATTGAGGCAACGATGAGATCCTTCGGGAAGATCGTCTCTTTGCCGGGCGTGACGAAGGGAGACTCCATCGCCTCCAGGATCATCCGATGCCGGATCGAGAAAGGCTGAAGAGTCCTCCCAAGCACCTTGCGAGTGCGTGAGGGAAGAAAGGCGGTGGCAAAGCGTTTATCCACCGGAGGTGTTTTGGATTAACCAGCCAGCGTGATGCCTTCGTAAGCCGAGCCCTTGATCGAAACTTTCTGGAAGCCCTTGGCTTCACCACGATGCTCGACTTCCTTGATGATGTAGGTGCGACCCTTGTAGGTGATGTTCGTACCGAGTTCGTTAAGAGATCCGGTAGCCTTCAGAGTGCCTTCGAGGGAGAGTTCAAACTCCTTGTCATCGAGTCGCATAGCAACTCGCTTGCCGTTCTCGTCTTCAACGAAAGCCTCGATGCCGAACTTTTCAGTCAGCGAGAAGGAGGTGACAGTGATCGGAACCGCAGAGGTAGGATCAACACCCCAGATGTAAGCAGTACCGCCTTTTTCGATTGCAGCCATGATGAATGTGGCGAGCCGTCCCGCCTCAAGCGATGGCTCCTACCATGGCGATCTGGTATGATAGGACATTGCCGAAGTCATTGTCCTCCTTGCCCTCCTCATCTCCGGTGATCCAGAGATCGTACATGATCCCTTCGACAGCCGGATCCCATAGATCGGAGATGGCTTCGACATCCCGGAGCAGGGACTTCACGGCTTCGACCTCTGCTTTGTGGGCATCCTCATCAAGATCTTGAGCGGATGCGATCACCATGACCTTGAGATCGACCAAGTAGTTCTCATCGCAATCCGGGATCTCCGGGTTCGCCCGGATGCTTTGAGCGTAGACGATCACGCAAGGGGTAGACTTCTCATCATTCGTCTGACCCTTGAGAACCGGGTAGGTCAACAAAGTGCTATCCGCAAGGTAGCCGGAGATGATCTGTTCGCATACTGCTTTGGCATTCATGGTAAAGTTATTTGATAGTCTTTCGGGTAAGGCTGGAGATGTAAGATTTGATCTTTGCCCGGAGGTTCTTTTCACGAAGGTCAAAAGCCCGTTGAACAGTATTGAACTTACGAGCGAGATCAAAGGTGTTGCCCAGAGAGTTCCGCATGATGGCGGTCGGATTGTAGAGATCGGTTAGCCGATTGGATCCTCCTCCGGTTCCGCTATGCCGGGTGATCCAGAGCGGGACATCCGGGACTCCCTTCCCGGTGATCTGTATCACGGCTTGGTTCCAGCCACCCTTCATGCGACCGATCCGCTCGAGAGCCGGGAGCCCGGCTTTGTTGATCGAGTCGTAGTCGCTGACATAGTAGACCACTTTCTGCTGACCAGCCATGATGCGTCCCATCGTTCGGAAGTTTCCTCTTACGCCATAGGAAGCCGCTCCGATCGTTCTCCTCTGGATCGTATTGTTTGCCGGAGACTTATTCTTGAACATCTGTTGCAACCGGAAGAAGCCCTTGAGCGGATCTTTATCCCGGTAGAAGGATTGCATCAAAGCAGACTTCGCTCCTCCCGGCTTATTGCGGTAGCGGAGTTTCTCTTTGCGGACTTGTTGGAAGATGTCGAAGCGATCTCGCTTTGCGATCTCGATCGAGGGGATCTGCCACATCGGCTTAAAGACCAACTGCGTCTCCCGGAGGATCCGCTTCTTTGAATTGTTGTAAGCCGCCAGCGATAGACCTTTGCCACCTCCGGGAGCGAAGGGTGGAGTCCATTGCATCAAGGCTTTGCCCATCAAGCCGACTTCCTCCTTGAGCAACTTTTCCAGATCGGGATGTCCCATCGACCACCATTGCCGGAGAGCCCCGGCAAAGCCGGAGGTATCGACTACGATCTCTCCGGAGCCGGAGACATTGCCTGTGAGTCTTCCGGTAAGGCTCATGGCATAGGATCAGCGGCTTCGACCTTCATCGATACCCATGCCGATCCTTCCCGGATAGAGACAGCCATGACTCGGAACTCGGTATCGGTTCCGTTCATGGTCAAATGCCGACCGACATCGCCCCACTCTTTGAAGCCTACCCATCCGGCAGGGATCACTTCAGTCGAGCGAACCTTGATATCGAAAGCGGCTTTCTGATTGAGTCCTCCGATCTCCAACTCGGTCGAGATCATCGGCTCGGAGATCAGACCGATCAGCGTCAAGGTTGCCGGGGTAGACTCCGTCCGGACTTTCTTGAATACGATCGAGCGACCGAAGTCTCCGATCATCTCCCCGGCATCGGCTTGCATCTCTTGAATGATCGAAGGTCTGACCATGCGGGAGGCGGGGAGTCCCCTCCCGACCCCATCCCGGGAGCCCCCGAAAGGCTCGCAAGAAGGGGGCAAGGAGGCGATTTGAGGGGGAGCCCCCTACCTTCCCCTTGCCCGGGAGGGATACCCATCCCAGATCGAAGCCAAAGAAAAGCCCCGGGGATGCCGGGGCTCTGGATCAGATCTCGAGATCGAGGGTCGATGATAAGCCATCCGGCTCCTCTGCTCCCCGGCTCCAAGGCTTACCCTCCTTGATGTGGATCAGAGCCTTCGCAAGTAGGGCTCTGCCGTATGCTGATCCCCCGGTATTCCATTGCCGACAATTCCAAGGGTAGTCCCCGGTCTTCCAATCGTAGATCGTCACGACATGGGTCTGCTCATCATCCGGGTCGATCATGATTACCCACTCGCAAAGAGTCTTCTCATCATCCGGATCCAATTGCGGACGGAAGAAGGTCGGAGTCCCGAGCAGGGTCACCAACTGTTTGAAGTCGGCATCGATGGATCCTGTCTTCCAAGTCCCGCAAGCCCGGGAGACTTCCTCAGTCCAAAGGTTCACCTTCTTGATTTCAATCTTCATTGGGCGAGGAAGATCTTTGCGAGCCGCTCGAGTTCGATGAAGTAGCCTTCGCTGGCTCCCATCTCCCAAGACTCTGATACCTCTTCGAGATAGTCGGAGAAGTCATCATCGCTCAGAGAGTCGGCATCGACTTTGATATCGTCCAGGATCTCCCGGGTAAGGGAAGTCGGGGTCGGATCGTTAGCCCACTCTCCGGAGAGATTGGGTACGCCATCGAGATACTCGGCATCGATGATTGCCTTTGCGTTCGCCCGGGCTCGCTCCGGCTTTGTCTGCCGACCTCCGAAGAGATCCATCGCAGACCACTCTGCGGCATTCTTCCCGGCTTTGAGTCCGAAATCGAAGGCAAGGCTCCGAGCCTTCTTGATCTTGATGATTGGATTGCTCATCGCTTGATCCTCTTCTTCGATGCCGGAGCCGAGAGGTAGATCGTGCGGATGCGGTCGATCTCCCGGGATAGGGCGTAGAGCCGGATGGCGATCTCTTCGAGATCCTGGACGAGTAGGGGTTTGCGACCCCGCTTCTTCTTGATGTGTTTCATGGCTTGGTGGTGGAGAGATTAGTTATTGGAAAAGTAGAAGCCATCGGCCTCGAAGTAATCGTACATGAGTTCCCGGGCGTAGAAGTCCCAATCGAAGTAGGCTTCGCAAGGATGGAGATCTCCCTTGTTCCTACCCCATTGCGGGAGATTGGAGAAGAGCCCGATCCCATCGGCAAACTCGTAAGCGAAGTCCTTATCGCTTTTGTATTCTCCGTAGTAGGCTTGATCAGCCTCCTCGAGATTGGAGAGATCCGGCTCGGTGATGCCCATGTGTTCGCAGTAGGCGATCATCGCCTCCGGCTTGAGGCTGATGTCCTTGTGAGGATAGAGATCGGCTACGAGCGTAGCAAGATCCTTGGGCTTCTTCTTCTTCGTCATGGCTTGGGATGGGATGAATGATTAGCGAGAGGACTCCCGGATCTCGACTTCGAGATCGAGCAGTTCAATCCGGGTGCGTTCATAATTCTCGAGCATCTGCTTTGAGATTTCCCCGAAGGTCGGGGACTGGCTGATCTTGTAGGCGATTGATGCGGAGGCTTCTCGATGGGCGATCACTGCGAGGCGATAGCGATTGAGGAGATTGGCGAGGGAGGACTTCTTGTTCATGGCTTGGATGGCTTGGGATGAGATGGGAGGGATTAGCCGGGGAGTTGCCCGGCTTCACCCTTGAACTTAGCCGGGATCTTCTTGGCACAGGCGGCTCCGAAGAAGTAGGCTCCGAGATTAGGGACTCGGCTCTCTTCGCCCCAAGGGGCGAGGATCAAGCCTCCGAGATTGCAGAGGACTACCGGGACAGCCTTGCTCATGTCGAGCGGCTTGCCACAGCAGATGCAATACTCCGGATCGCCGGTGTATCGATCGGAGAAGATCTCGATGGCTTCCATCGGCTGACCTTCGCGATCGTTGATGGAGATGACTTCGAGGCTGAACTTATTGGATTTGATTTTCATGGCTTGGGATTGGGATGAGGATTGGAGATGAAGGGAGATCCAGGATTGGAGCAACAGGTTTTTATTCCTGGATCAGCCGTGGCGTTTCCGGCTCCACTTGCCGTCCTTGATCACTCGGGTGTAGGATCGGTTCCAGATCTGGTAAGTCTGGGTGTAGCCATCCGGCAGAGTCTTGGCGATCTCCCGATCGATGAAGTCGAACTCGATGCTCCAATCTCCGGAGAGATGGAGGACTTTGTTGATCCGCTCATCCCGGACTTTCCAGAGCCCGAGGATGAACTTGCGAGCGATGGCTCGATCAGCCTTCTCGCCTTGATAGTCCCCGGCTTCGACATCGGATGCGGTGATGAAAGCCCAGCGGAGGAGATCATCGGCATCCGGCTTGTCCCAGCCTTGACCCCAGAGGAACTCGGCTTCGTCCTCGATGTGGCGAAGCCACACTTCGTAGGCGGCGGGCTTGGTGTGGTCGATCTTGCCGAGGGCGAGAGCGGAGATGAGGAGGGACTCGAGGGTGTTGTTCATGGCTTGGATGTATTGGGTACTCGATCATCTTGGGAGATCCCCGGCTGGGATGCACTACCTATTTCAACAAATTGTTGAGCCAGGACTTTCCCTTGGATCCATTGCTCCGGATTGGATTTGAGAGGGGGATGAGCCCCGGGGCAGGGGAAGGTATCCCCCTCCCCGGGAAGCCGCCTCAGGATCGAAGCCAGCCCCATCCCTTGAGGATTGCCCAGAGGATCCCGGCTGTCGAGTAGAGGGCTACCCAATCAGCCAGCGAGTCCGGGTTCGAGAGTTCGATGAAGCAGATCATCGGGCATCCTCCATCGGCTTGAGATCGGAGAGTCGGATCATGAAGCCGTAGATCTTATGCCACGACTTGATCTCCCTCCGGAGATTGATCGGGTAGGACTTCACTTCAGCCGGAAGGCTCTTGAGCCAATACGCATCCTTGTAGGGAAGGTTGCGAGCCGGGATGAAGATGCTCCCGGCAGGGATCTTGATCTCCCTCCGAAGCCAGCCCCATGTGAGGACGATGTCTCGCTTGATCTTCATCGGGCATCCTCCGCTTCGATGATCTTACCGATCTTGTTCTTGATCGAGTTGAAGATCCGGCAAGTCCTCATGTCATCCGCTCCGAAGCGGAAGGTCGGATCAGAGAGTCCGACCGCTCGCTCATGGATGTCCCGGAGATGATCCAGGAGATTGACGATTGATCCCTCGCTCTTGGCTTCAGCGAGGAAGTGAGGCTCGAGTCCATCTGCGGAGAGATAGATCAACTCGGATAGTTCATCCGGGTTGAACTTCCCAAGGGTGCGGAGGACTTTGATTGTCTCCTCGCTTGATGCCGGGATCGGCATCTTGCGGAGGGGAGCGTATGAGATCCTGGCGATCTCCGGCTTCTTGGCTTTGGCTTTAGTCATGGCTTGTGGTGGTGAGAGTGAAAGTGAAAGCGGGGAGTCAGCACTCCCACACTTTGTAGATCTTGTGATCCCAACCGATGAGGCTGAAGATCTCTCCGGTATCGAAGTCGGCTACTTCCCGGACTTCATTGTACCAATCCCAAGAGTCCACCGGGCATCCATCGATGACAGCGAACCAATGCTTCCGGGATTTGAAGATGTACCGACCCTTCGGGAACCGGGCGATTGCTTCCCGGATGGAGATCGCCTTCACCGGAGTCGCTCCGTGAAGCGAGCCGATCTGGGAGAAGACTTCCTTCAACTTGAAAGCCTGGATCAACTTGTTGCAGATCTTCTTTTCGGTTCCGGAGCCGGACTTGCGACCGAGGGATTTGGCGAGATCGCCCGGCTCGTCGATCGGGAGATCCTTGGCTACTGCGATCGCCCGGAGGACGCAGTTATCCGAGTCGGACTTCCGCTTGATCGAGGTGGAGGAAGCATCGTAGAGGATCACTCCTTTGATGGCTTCCGGGATGGGATGATGTTTCATGGCTTTTTGTATTTGGATGTTTGGATGCCGGATCGCTCCGACTCAAATCATCATGGTCAATAGCCTGTTGAATGCAACATCATTTATTTCCCCAATGTTTCCGGGAGCCGGATAAACCAGCCTCAAAGCCACATCAAGAACTCGATCGGGTAGATCTCATCCGGGCTCTCGCTTCCATCGAGATCATCTTCATCCGGCAGATCAGCACTCGAGCCGGGCTTTGATGAACGCTTCTTCCGCATGGCGAGACTTAAACTTGTAATGCGGTACGATGCGGATGCAAATCGGGCTCACTCTGGCTCGGAGGTTTTTCACGATCAGTTGACCTTCAGCGTAGAGATCCCGGACATACCGGGAAGCATGACGCTCGTTCAGATTAATCCGCTTGCTCATCTGCCAGATCGTCCAGAAGCCGGGCGGGATCTTATCCGGGATCAACTCGGATCGCTCTGATCCTCGCTTCCGGATCTGCTGAAGAAAAGCCCGGGTGCGATCTGGGTTCATACGATGGTCGAAACGATGAAGTCCTTACCCACCTTGTGAGCCTGCCAGACTTTCCAATCATTACCCTGCACGAAGCCATACAGCCATCCGCTACCCCACTTGCTTGTCGCTAGTCGGTTCTTTGCGTATCGCATCTCGCTCTTTTTGCAGAGGCATCCACCGGAGAAGCCGACCGCTCCTCCATGCTTTGCGGCATTCACCGCTTGGATCGAGTGGAGATGTCCCATGATCAAGGCTCCTCCCGGCTGGGCATAGTGCCGGGCATGGACTTCAACGGCATCTCGTCCGCAAGTGTATCCGTGAACGAAGGTGATCTTCTTCAGCCGATGGACTCCGTCCTCTGCGTGGTAATCGTAGATCTTCCGGCATCCATGTTGCTTCAATACCGACTTGATCTCGGAGTCCAGATCTTTGCAGTAGTCCCGGAGAGTCCCCCTCGAAGAGCAGGACATGATGTGATGTAAACGATCCTCATGGTTTCCGTAGAGGAAAGCGGTGGGAGCCGTCTTCCGGATGAAGTCGATCCCCGCATCCAGATCGGCTTCGAGCGACTCATCCTCCTCGCTCCCGGTCGCTCCCTGCCGGATCGAGCGTAGATCGAAGCAGTCACCCAGATGAATGCGATGGTCACAGGGATACTTATCGAGGAAGCGGAGAAGCCCGGCTTCACTATCCTTGTCGATCTTATCTCCGTGGTTATCCCCGAAGGCTACGAAAGTCTCTCGTTTGCTCATGGCTCTACGGCTACTGTGAGTAAGATGTGGATGCTGTCAATAGCCCAAAAAAAAACCCCGGGGATTAGCCGGGGTCTTTGAAGAGCATCCTTTCGGATTAGTCGATCACACCGACAAGAACCGGGATGATGGCGTTCTTCTCGAGAAGAGCCGTACCGAAGAGCCACTCCGCACGAAGTTTGTGCAGACCTTCGTCATGGTTGTACCACGAAGAGATGGCGAAGGTGAAGCCGGTGTTCGGATCGGTCGCAAGAGCGACATCAGCGTAGGTGCTGGCTTGGATAGCCGGGGCTCGGCTGACCACCATGAAGGCAGACTTCGTAGCGGCAACGCCCTTGAGGGTGCTGGTCACATCGTAGGCTTGGTCACCGATCTGCTGGGACTCATAGACCGACAGACCATGCAGAGTGCCGACAGCGTTGTTGCGGATGACTTCAGAGCCACCGATCGAGAACGCTTGGGCAACAGTATTGTCAGCGATCAGATTGTAGAAGAGATCAACGCCCAGATGGAGCGAGCGACCCTGCTCCGGGAGGTTATTGGCAGACATCTTCTTGGCGATCGCCACGACATCGGCTCGGTCGAAGTCCGTCACATTGGCGAGAACAACGGCATTGGCATTGAGGACGCTATCATTGACGATCTTCGAGAGAGCGTTGGCGGTCATGCTCTTCACGACAGCGTGAGCGATGGGCTCGATAAAGATCTGACGGAGGCGATCGAAGCCGATCTTAGCGGCTTCCTTCGGGGTGAACTCGACCTGCACATACGAAGGATCGCCCATCGTGACGGAGATCGGAGAGGTGGTCGCATTGCTGGACTCGTACTTGTCCGTGGCGTTCCAAGTGGAAGCGGTGAAAGTGCCGGGCTTGCGAGTCACGACAGTCTCGCCAGAGTTGGCAACTTCAGCGGAGAAGTCGGTCGAGAAGGTGGAGAGGCGAGCCAGACCCGGCAGGAGAGCCGGGAGGGTGGCTTGGGCGATGATGTCGGAGGTAAGTCCGTTGAGGGTGTTGCTCATGGGTTAGGTGTAGAGTGAGTTGGAAATTAGAGACCGAGGAGAACCTTCTGGTTCGCCATAAAGAACTTCTGCTTGTCGGCAGGATCGAGGATCTTGCCCATCTCGGAGAGGGCTTCTTCCCGGCTCTTGATCTTGCTCGAGGACGAAGGGCTGACAGCGACCGGATCAACGCCACACTCGGAGGCGATGCGAGCGGCAACCTTTTCGACCTTGGCTTCAGAGGCTTCAAGAGCCTTCGCCTTGTCTTCAGCGACAGCGAGATCAACAGAGAGAGCAGAGATCCTGGCTTCGGCTTCAGCCTTGTCCTTGAGCAGAGCCTCGACCTTGGCTTCGGCTTCACCGACCTTGGCGGTCAGAGCGGAAACTTCAGAGGCGAGAGCGGAGGCGTTAGCCGTGGCGGTGGCGAGATCAGCCGTAGCCTTGGAGAGTTCTTCTTCGGGAGTCATGCTGTGAGTGGCGAGCCGTCCCTGTTTCAACGATTGATCTCCGCAAGGATCTGATCCATGCCGGATACGATCCCGGTAAGCATACCGAGCGAAGCCGCTTTCTTAGCGGCAAAGGACTGACCCTCCATCGCAGAGTCCGGGACGAGAGATCGAACCGAGCGGACATCGGCTTTAAAGTCATTGTGAACATCTACCACGGACTGCTGGATCAAGTCCTTTCCTTCGGCATCAATCGAGGTGCCGGGCAGACCGATCGCCTTGTACTTGCCGCTCTTGAAAACTTCCATCTTCACGCCCATGTTCTCGAAAGCCTTGGAAGCATCCGGCACGACTCGGTAGACCCCTACGGAACCTACGGAAGCCGACCCTGTTGCAAGGAAACGCTGGCTCTGACTCCCAAGCCAAAAGCCAGCGGAAGCGGCTTGAGAGTCGGTGAAGGCGATGGTCGGCTTCGTAGAGTTGCGGATACGAGATGCGAGTTCCGGGACTCCGGTGACAGTACCTCCCGGAGAGTTGATGTCAAAGACGAGGTGAGTGATCTGCGGATCCTTCTCGAAGGCATCGATGTTCTTACGGATGTCATTCACATCAACCATCCCCAGGATCTTTTCGATCGGCATGAGATTGGAACCGATGGCTCCCTTGATCGGGATGATCCCGGCTTTGCCGACCTTCTCCGCTTTAGGCTGATTGCCAAGCAGAGCCGTGAGCATCTCGGCTCCGGCTTGATCCTGCTTTACGCTGGCGAGCAACTCGGCAAATCGCTCTGCGATCATGGCGGCTTTGTTGGGCTCGATGAGCAGAGGCTCACCGGACTGCATGGCGATCTTCAGAGAGTTCATGGAAGTTGATCTTCCGGAGGCGGGGAGTCCTGCTCGGTCGGTTCGTTCACAGGATCTTGCACCCCGGGCTTACCACCGACTCCGGGCTGGAGCCAATTGAACGAAGGCTTGTAGAGGAACTCGAGCGGGATGTTCCGCTCCTTGGAAAGATTGATCATGTACTCCGCTTCATCGGCTCGGAGGTTCATCTGCTCCTCGAAGTCCTGCTGACGCTCGGCAAAGTCTTCCGTCCGGCTCTTGAGTCCGAACTCGATATCAAGTCGGTTCTGGAACGCTTCTCGAGAGACATCGAGTTGGATCTGCTTCGGTAGCATCCATTGCGGTTGCCACCAACCCTCGACAGCCGGGAGCATACCCTGCTCGATGGCATCTCCAAGGATGTAGAAAGAGATCTCCCGGAGACCGACACAGATCACGGACTGACGATGCTTCACCACTCGGGTAGCCTTGGCTAAAGCCAACTTAACGCCAGCGGCTCCGACCTTGGAACTATCGTAGATGAACTCCGGGGGCAGACCGCCCATCATGGAGTCCCGAGTCAGATGATCCAGCCACGGCACGAAGTTCGAGTTCGGTCGCTTCGACTCGAGAAGATTTAGTTTCTCACCGGGCTCGGTGATGTAAGTGACACCGGCAGGAGTAGGCTTGGAAGTATTGGGAGTTCCTTCACCGAAGACTTCTTCATCGTCCTCGTCAGCCTCTCCGCTGTTCTTCTCGAGATGGATCGAGATCTTCGACTGATCGAGCGTGGCTCGCTTCTCATTTGAGAGCATCTCCATCTGATCAATCAAGTGGCAGATCGAGTGCTGAAGCGGAGGGTAGCCCCGGGATCCGGAAGCCTGTTGCTTATCGTAGATGTGAACGATGGCGTTTGCCTGGATCGGCAGAGTAGTACCATCGTCTTGCAAGACATGGTACTCGAGGACTTCTCCGGATCGACCGAAGCGGATACCATCGACCAAAGTAGGATCGTCACCGATCGAGCCATTGCCGATACGATGAGCCTCGATCAGTTGGATCTTGGCAAAGCCCAGAGCGTCCCGGGTCTTGAGGATGAAGATCTCTCCGTCTCGATCAAGAGCCCGGGAGATGATCTGTTGTACTTCCCAATAGTTAAATCGTCCGCTGATCTCCGGAGAGTTAGCCCAATTGCCGTGGTAGCCTTCGTATTGGGTATTGGCGTTGCGATCTTTCGTCCGGTATTGAGGAGTGATGCCGGAAGCACCGACCGCAAGGATCGCCATCTGCTGGATGTATTCTCGAAGAACGCCCGAGTTCTTTTCGAGGTAGCGGCTCTTCCGCATGATCTCCCTGCGGGTGTATCCATCATACTCTTTGCGAAAGTCCGAAGGAGACTTCGAGTAGATGTTCGATCGATTTGGAGAGTTCTTCGCTCCCTCAAACGATTGAGCCTTCGGCTTGGAGCCGGAGCCCTTGAGGAGATTGAGAAGCCCGGAGATGTAAGATGCCATGATCAGAGATTGCGACCCCGGGAATAGTCGGAGGTCAAGTACCTCTTCGGCTTCGGGTAAGCCACAGGATCCAGATACTGAAGAGCGAACTTACACTCGTCAAGGATCCGCTCGGTACTCATGACGATCTGTTTCGTGGCAGAGACCCCGGACTCCGAGTAGGAAGTCAGCACCTTACCAGCGAGCAAGTCGGCTTTAGCCCGGGCTTGGATCGCAAGGACTTCTTGAACAGTAAAGCCAACAGTAAGTAAGCCTCTCGCAGACATTTGAAGAGGCGAGCCGTCCCAAGGGGTAAGACCTACTTGCCGTTACCGAGCAAGTAGATCGCAATCCGAGAAGCCCATCCTTGACGAAACAAAGCCATAAGTTCCGGGCAACTACTCCTTGGACTGATCGGAGCCAGCATCTCCATCCTCCACCACCTCGTCAATGTCTTTCCTTGCTTCTCTGCCGATCAACTTGAGAAGAGTTGCCGGGATCAGTCCAAGCACCTCGCAATCCCATAGGTGATTAGCCCGAGTGCCGATCAGTCTCCACTCCGGCTTTCCGCTGGCGGTCTTCTGCCGGGCTTCGCTGTTCATCTGCTTTTCATACTCTTCCGTGGCATCGACTGCGTAAGAGTGGATCCCGGCTTTACGGAGCCGATACAAAGCGTCTTTGAAAACCAAGTTCGAGAAGAGATACAACTTCGTGTACTTCTGTCCGGCTTGGATCTTCCGGGGTCGAGAGAAGGGTCGGTAAAAAGGTTTGTTCCCGGTCTGGGTTTTCTTGAGCCAAGGGAAGTCGTTGCTCGCTGATCCCTTGGTACAGTTGTACCCGAAGTGAGCGGCTTGTCCATAGACATCCCCGGTCTGATAACCGGAGTCGATCCATACCCCGGCAGGGTCAATAGATAGTTTAATCCGGAGGGCTTCGATCTGATCCCATCGCTCGACAAACTCCCAATGGATTAGCCGGGAGCGACCATCGAGTGACCAAGATCTTGCCAAGCAGTAAAAGCCATTTGCTTGCACATCGATTGAGAGGAAGCGAAGTCTGCGAAAGCCTTTGAGATCTTTGACCTCCTGGATCCGATCAGCCGGGACTAACTTGCCATCGATGAAGCCACCTTCATCTGCCCAATCTTCGAGCATCTTGTAGTCCTGCGGAGTCACCACATGATCGATATCTTCCGGCTCTTCCGACCAAGACTCTGCCATCTCCTTTTGTTTCCAGATCCTTCGATGACCTTCATCACCGAAGAGGGTAGCACTCTGCTTCGCCCGGATGAGACGGACGGCAAGATCTCCCCATGATCGGACGGCGATCGAATTGTAATGGAAGCCGACCATGCCTTTCTCCGCATTGCCATTCTTGGCGATGAACCTTCCGGTCGCTCTCATCTCTGCCCGGGATCCTTCATTGTCATCCCAAGTCCGCTTACAACTGACGCATTCGTATTTGCATCCGACAGAGATCACCTTGAAGTCGTATTCATCTCCGACTTTGTAGTTCTCCGGGAAGCGGATCTGAGCCCAAGTGTAGGGCTGGCGGGTAAGGCATGAAGGACACTCGAAGGTGAACTCTCTCTGATCAGTCGAAGCATGGATCTCTGAAGACTCGTCTCCCTCGTAAGATCCTTGGCTTGCGAGGATCACTTTCCCCAACCATCCGTAAGCCTTTACTCGGCTCATCGCTTCAGCGATATGCCCATGCTTGAACTGCCAAGTCTCGTCAGCGACAAGCCATCGGATTGATCTGCGTTGAAGGTTGCGGATGTTGTGGGCTCCGAGAGTCCACAGATGCATCCGATCAAATTGGGAGGACTGCCATCGAGACTCTTTCTTGTTCATCCGCTCGAGAGCCGGAGGGCAATTCTCGATCAGCGGAAGCAAGCGAGTCTCATACCAATCCCGGGCGTTAGGATCTTGATCTTGTAGATACAAAGTCGGACCGGGCTGGCGAGCGATGATCCAACAGAGCAAGAGTTCCAGAGCCATCGACTTACCGCTTTGGATTGGGGCTCTGATCGAGACGAGTTTGATCTCCGGATCTACGCAAGCCCGGAGGATCTCTTCGAGCCAAGGAGTCTCCGTAGTCCGGAAGCCTCCCGGCATCGGAGAGTAAGGGATCGAGCGGATGTTCTCCTTCAGCCACTCGATGATGTCTTGCGACTCCTCGAGAGCGAACTGCCTCCGGAGAAGAGCCTCGAAGTAATCAACTCTGTTCATCGATGTCTTGAGTGGCTCGCTGTTCCATCTTCGAGATCGAGTTCATGACCCGATCCTTCCACTTGCGGACTGCTTTCATGGCTTTGCCCGGCTCCTCCGGATTGGCTTCCTTCGAGATCTCCAACTCTGCTTGTTCAAGCATCTGCCGGATCTCGCCCATCACCTTGCTGAACCTTTCGATGGCGTGTTCAGCCCGGATGTATTCTCTCGAAGCGATCGATCTCTCCCGGGCTTCCTTCTCCAACTTCGTCAGCGTCATGACAGTCTTATCGTATGACGAATAGAGCCGGGCTTGTTGCGGAGACTTCTCCTTGATGGCGATCATGTACTGCTGTCGGGATACCTTGACGAGATATCTCTGACGCTCGAGGACTTCCATGAAGCCATCCGGATTTAGAGCGGTATGTTCTTCCGGCTGGTTCTCATTGGTTCCGATCTGATGCCCGGATGGAGCGATGCCTGTGGCTTGATGCCGATTGTTTCTCCAAGTCTCCGCAGACTCAAGAGAGTCGAGCGGCATCCCAGCCGATACGAGTTGAGAGATCCTCCCGGGAGAGAGGCTCCATCGCTTCGCAAGTTCCGTCTGGGTGATCATCAATCAAGCCCGAGATACTTATGAGTCTGGATCGAGATCCGGAACCCATACTCGTAGCAAGTATCGATACAGAGTTGCGTGGCGTTCTTACCCTGCGAGATGGGCTGAAGCCAGATGGGAAGTTCCCGGGGATCCAGGCAATGCTCGTTCAAGAAGCCGAGCAACTTTTCGACATCGCTCTGCTTACCAATCGGCATCTTAATCTCATCGGCTCGGAGGATGGCTTGCTTGACGATTGCCCTGCCTCCGGGCATATTGATCTTCGGGCTGACAGTAATCCAAGCCAGCGGGATGTTAATCGGGTAAGTGCCGGAGGTTTCGATCTGCACCGAGTAGCCTTCAGCGTAAGCCTCGACTACGAACTTCCGGACTTCATCCGGTTGAGCCAGCGGCTCTCCTCCGGTCATGACGATGTGCTTGATGCCCGGCTTCCACTTCATGATCTTCTTGAGCAGTTGCATCCCGCTGATCCGGATGCCGTAGTTGCGAGAGCCGACCGGAGAGCCGATCAACTTATGCCATGCTTCATCCACCTCGACATCATGCTGACCCTCGAAAGCCCAAGAGTATTTAGTATCGCAGAAGGGACATCCGACATCGCATCCCTGCGTCCGGATGAAGATCGATGGAGTCCCGGTGAGGGAGGCTTCTCCTTGGATCGTGGCAAATACTTCAGAGATGTTTAGCATGGTAGTTCAGAAAGTCTTGGTTCGCTTGCTCCGGATCTTCCCAAGGGAAGATTACCCATCGGTCATCATTCACGAAGATGCCGTAGTTAACTGCGACCCGGGAGCGAGCCTTGAGGCAGAGAGCCCACCGGAGAGCGATTGCCTTCTCGGTAGCGATGGCGATCTCAACAGTCTCTCCGCTATCAACGATATCATCGACCCAGAGGTAGACCCCGGATGAAGGACGCTCCTTGAGAAGCGGGATCTGGAGGTAATGGGAAAGCATGACTGCCGGGATGAGCCCACCCCGGGCTTCTCCGTAGACCCCTTCCGCTCGCATTGTGAGGGGGGCTTCCCGGTAAAGGGATACGAAGGATCGCACCGACTGATCAACCTCTGCCCAAGTCAAAGCCAGAGGGCTCATCGCTTATCCTCCCGGATCGCCATCGCTGAGTTGCCCTCATGCTCGCAGACCTCGACAAGCCGGAGTTCGACCCTGCCATCATACTCAGAGTTACGGATGAAGGACTCGGCTTTCTCGTAAATAAGTTCAGCGAACTTTTCACAGCCTACTGCATCGAGGATTACAAGGTCGATGATACCCTTCTCATGCAACCGAAGATACTCAAGGAACTGAGGATCATCCTTTGCGACCAAGGTCTTGTGATCGAAGATATCCTCGAGCCATCGCTTGAGGGACTTCAATCCTCCGAAGTCTACTACCCAATTCTTTTCGTCAAGTTTCTTGGCATCGAACTCGAACCGAACCTTCAGAGCGTAGCCGTGAAGGAAGCGACAATGCGAAAGGGCTTTCCATTGCCGGAAGGCACAGGAGAGTCCGATTGAGTGGGTAAAGGTTTTGGTCGAGCGGTAGATCATGACTTGAAACCCTGCCCTTCGATGAGGCTCATGAACTCCGACTTTGCGGAAGCATTCTCCCGGAACTTTCCTCGCATGACCGAGGTGATCATGTTGGAGCAAGGCTCCTTCACGCCTCGCCACTTCATGCAGAGATGGTCGGCTTTGACGATCACCGCCAGAGCCTTCGGCTTGATCTTCTCCTCGAGGATGTCAGCGAGTTGGATGGTCGCTTCCTCTTGGATCTGGGGGCGGGAGAAGATCCAATCAGTCAGCCGGGCGAACTTCGACAAGCCGATCACTTCATCTCCCGGGATGATACCGATCCAGACTTCTCCGAGGATCGGAGCGAAGTGGTGCGAGCAAGCGGAGCGGATCGAGATTGGACCAACTGTGTAGATCTCATCGAGAGCCTTTGCGTTTGGGAAAGCCGTGATCTTCGGCATGGCAGAGTATCGACCATGGAATACTTCCTTGAGATACATCTTAGCCATACGCTTTGCAGTCCCCTTGCTGTTGTGATCGTTGGCGGTATCGATGAGCAGGGAGGAGAGAAGACCTTGGCAAGCCGACTCGACAGCCGGGAGCATGGCTTCAATCTGCTCCGGAGTGAGATCGAGATGATCGTTTGCGAACTTAGGTTGAGGGAGATCCATGTCAGAAGTCTTGTTGAATGATGGGAGGAAAGTCAGACGGAGATGCCCCGGTCACCATGTTGTAGATGATGAACTCTTCGGCATCATCCTTATCGGTGCCAGGATCATTGACCATGATGATCTTGATCAGTTCTTTCCCGGAGTAGATTACCCGGTCGCACATCGTGATGCCGATGATGGCTCGATCGTAATCAGAGCGAGGCTCGAAGACAGCCGCCTCATCCGGGATGCAATCGAGGATGTTATCCTTTCGCTTCTTAGCCATTGGCGTAGGTGGTCGGATCCTGGACTCCGGCAATCTGGAAAGCCTCAATCCTCTCCCGGCAGGAACCGCATTTGCCGCAATGATGATCGCCACCTTTGTAGCAAGTCCAAGTGTCCTCGAAGGGGACTCCAAGGCTATGACCGAGCGAGACGATTTGGGCTTTGCTCATGTGGAGCAACGGAGCGGAGATGCGGAGATCATCATGTCGATGCCCTTCCGTCCCGGCTCGCAGGGAGTCGTTCATGAGCGAGATGAAGTTCGATCGGCAATCCGGATAGATGTAATGATCTCCGGCATGGACTCCGCATCCGACGATCGTGGCTTCCGGATCAGTCGAGGCGATGCCCCAAAGGATCGAGAGGAAGATCGCATTGCGGTTCGGAACTACAGTAAGCCTCATCGACTCCTCTTCGTAATGACCCTCCGGGACATCGATCGAGTCGGTAAGAGCAGAGCCCTTGAGCAAGCGACCGAAGCCGGAGATGTCGATCACCCGGTGATTGGCTTCCAGATCGGAAGCAATCTCCTTTGCGTAAGCGAGTTCCTTGGAGTGCCTCTGTCCATAGTCGTAAGAGATCAGATCGAGTTTGTATCCGGAAGCCTTGAGTAGATAGGCGAGAACAGCGGAGTCGAGTCCACCGGAGAGTGATGCGTATGCTTTCTTCATGAAGTAATCAGTTTGGATTTAGAAAGTTTCTCGAAGCCTTCGGATGCGTAGTCCACTTGATCCTCGCTTCCGGAGATCACAGTAAAGACCTTTGTGCCGAAGTGCCTTTCAAAGTCGATGGCAAAGTCGAGTTGCGAGATCATTGCCAACTTCCGGCTGACCGAGTAGGCATGGTTCCATCCCCGCTCGACCCGGAGTTCAAAGGGATCGAAGCCGTAGTAGCGGATGCGATCGATCACTTCCTTCGAGGGCATCTTCTCAAAGTCCTTCTTGCCGACCCGGGTGAAGCGTCCTCTGCCCATGTAAAGGTTGATCATGGCAGAGATCGCAGACGATGCCCATGAAGCCGAGTCCACGGAATAGGGTTTGTACCGGGCGATGAAGCCCGGCTGAGTGAAGCCAAGCCAATGTACCGGACGATCTTTCACATGATGTTGAATGCCTTTGACGAAGCCGTAGTTGCCCTTCGTCTTGACCAAGCCTCCGATGCCAACGATCTCCGAGGTCTTGAAATACTCATCGAGCATCGAGGGATCTTCTCCCCGGGTAAAGATCGGGATTGGCTTGTAGCCTCTCCGGAGGAAAGTCTTGTAATTCTCATGGCTCCCCTTCGGGTCTCCGATCTTATCGAGGGTGAAGTAGCCGTGAGGCGTGAAGCCAAGCCCATCGAGGAAGCGACAGTACTCATCGATCGTCACTTCCTTGCCACCCTTCCAAGCCGTGAAAGCCCCGGAGTCGATGTAGATCCGAACCCGGGGATCTTTCGATACCTTCCGGATCCGGTTCAACAAAGCCTCCGTCTTGAGGTAGGGGTAAGCGATGAGGAGATTGAAGTTCACTTGATGATGATGTCGGTGAAGCCTTTATCCAAGAGCCAGTCCTTCAGATCCTGGACATACTCGGATCGCTTCTCCTGCGGACATCCAAGGATGATCTTGGCTTCGATGCCGTCCAAGTTCTCCTCCGTCTGATCGACCTTCTTGAAGTCCGGAGTCCAGCCATCGAGCAAGACCTTCACTTCATCTTCTGTGTAGCCGGTGAGAGCGACTTCGACCTCATCGCTCTCGGCAAGGTCAGCGAGTTCGATCTTCAACATCTCTTCATCCCAGCCGCCTCCGATCTCTGCGAGGCGATTGTCGGCAATCACATACGCTCGCTTCTGGGCTTCGGAAAGATGCCCGAGCCGGATGCAAGGAACCTCCGGGAGATCGAGTCGCTGGGCGGCAAGCACTCGACCATGCCCGGCAATGATCCCATTCTCCGCATCGATGAGAACAGGGTTGTTGAAACCGAACTCTTTGATGCTCGAGGCGATCATCGAAATCTGCCGATCATCATGTCGCTTACTGTTCCGGGCGTAAGGGATCAGCGAGATGGTCAACACCTTTTCGATCTTGGGTTCGTTCTGATTGTTTAGTGATTGGGTCATGATAGGGTATGGTACGCTTGGTGGTAAAGTTCTGGAGATCCTGTCCAATTGTCCGGGGACAATGGGGACATTTGCGGATTAATGATTGGATTACTTTCTAAAGGTTCAATTAACTTTTGAAACTCGATGCTTTCCTTTGAGTTTCTCTTTAGGGGTTTGTTTTTATGATTAAATACACGCAAAACCCGGGGAGTCATTAAAGCCCACGCACAGTCTTTTTTTGCGTCAAAGAGAACTCTACAGACCCCCGTAGGTAATGATAAAAAACGGCTCACTTTTTTTCCTTTTTTTGGCATTTTTTTGGCATTTTTTCGGACTTTTTTTCGACTTTTTTCTGATCAGAAAGCCCGGCAGAGGAGATAGCCCGATCGATCGAGTCAGAGATAGCGATGAACACTTTGTTGAGCATGAACATCCCCTCCCTTTTTGTTAGAAAGTTTTTAGACTTTTTCTTTTTGTCGAGAGGGAGCGTCATTGGTGATCAGCGTGAAGGGGAGGAGGGCTTCTCATCGGTAGCCTTTAAGATCTGTGCCATCGTATGCCCGAGAGAGAATGCCCGGCAATGACCAGCGTGATGCATGAGATGAGATGGATCGAGCCCCATCTGTTCCTGCATCTGCTTGACCCTCTTGTTGATGGTAGATCGAGGGATGCCATACTTCCGGGCGATCTCTCGCTGGGGAGGAGGATTGCCGATACCGAGGACGATCTTGATCACAAGGCTTTGGATCGAGGCGAGATCATTGGGCTTGTGGCAGTCGTAGAGTTCGAGAAAGAAGTGGATGATCCGGATCAGTTGGGCGTTTGAGATGTCTGGCTTCCCTTCAGAGGCGTTTTGATGGGCATCCCCTTCCCTTGCCTTGGACATGGCTTGGATCGCCTTCAGAACCTCATTTGCCCCGGCATGGGGAGAGTCTGACTCGAGCAACTGCTCATCGATCTCTCGCATCCCTCCGATGGGAGGATCTTTGAGGGTAGAAAGTCCGGCTCCGGTCGCTTCAAGATCCTGTTGAAGAGTCTTGGGAAGGGTCTTGAACCATGTCTTGAAGCGATCTTCGTGAGTCATCGTAGATGGGAGAAGAAGCCTTGCTTCTCGGCTTCCATGAGGAGCCGGATTTGATTGAGGTAGCCTTGCTTGAAGTTCTTGAGGTTCCATTGATCGCTGTCCTCTTGGAACTTTGATTTGACGATCATCTGATCAGCCGGGATACGGAGAAGCCAAGCGGCAAGCCTCCATCGCCAGCCGGAGCGTCCAGGATCACTCATGGCGAGCATCCTTCCACTCTTCGATCGCTTCCTGCATCCCGAGTTTGTCGTTATGCCGGATGCAATACCATAGGTCATCCCCGGCTTCCCGGAGGAGATTGCACTTCGATTGAAGCCCGGAGACTTGGGCTTTCAATTCAGCGAGGCGATCCATGATCTTTGCTTCGACCGGGACGGCTTTGATCCTTTGCTCTTCCCGGAGGCGATCGACCTCGGCTTTGAGATGGGCGTTTTCGGTATTCAATTCACCGATCCGTTTCATCATGGACGGCTCCAAGGATACAGACTTGAAGCGTTTGGGATTTAAAGGATCGCTCATAGTCCCTTGCCCTCCAAGAAGTCGCACCGGGCTTGGAGTTGCTCGTTGTCAGCCTTCAGCCGCTCGACCTCGGCTTTAAATCGGTCAGCCTGTGCCTTACAATCGGTCATCCGCTCGATCTGTGCCTTCAGATCGGCATTCTCTGACCAAGCCTTGACCATCTCTGCCCACTTCTCGGGCTCGACCGGGATGAAGCGGCTCATTTGATCAGCCTCCACTTATTGAGGGAGAAGAGATGCTTCCATCGCTCCCGATCTTGGATCGTGACTCGCTGGATCATCTGACGCTCGAGGGGAGTGAGCAGTTTCAGCCCGGGGGTTGCCCGGGCTTCATCTGGAGACTTAGCAGATTTGAACCTCTTGCTCATTTGAGGATCGCTCCCATCTTCCGGGCGATGGCTTCAGTCAGTTCGAGATCCTTGACGAGATAGTTCTTCGCCTTCTCCGGATCCTCCTTCAGCCAGATGTGGAAGTGCTTGCCTGTCTCATCCTTGCCCTCGAAGCCGAAGAAGCGAGAGAGGGTATCGAGAGACGATTTGCCCTCCTTCTTGCCGAGCATGAAGAGGACTCGGGTATCTTGGAAAGCGTCCGACCAATTGGGATAGCGTCCCCGGATGGAGAATACGCCCGGAGGGATAGCGATGCCGAGAGCCCAAGAGCGGTGGATGATAAAGGGCAGATCGAAGTCGAAGATGTTATGCCCGATCATCATCGTCTGTCCATGCCCGGTGACGCAATCGACATAGACTTTCCAGAAGTGAGCCAGGATCCCGGCTTCGCCTTCCGGCTCGGCAGAGGCATGGATCTCATGACCCCGATCGAACTTGTAGCCGATGGCACAGATGCGACCGGATACGGCAGAGAGAGCCGCCTTGTCGATGAAGTCGCTGATGTGCTTCTCCTTAGCCTTGGCGATCTTCTCAGCGATGAGAGCCGGATCCTTGATGTTGCCGACCTTGACCTCCGCTTCATCGAAGGGAGGGATCATGGAGGCGATTTGCTCTTCGGGGAGAGGAGCGGTTTCGATGTCGAAGACGATGTAGTTCATGGCTTGGGTTTGGTAGGAGATTAGTTCGAGATTAGAAGGGTACATCATCGGAAGGCTCGATCTCCGGAGTGGAGTTCATCGAGGCGAGGAAAGCCCGGCATTGTTCGGTGAAGATCACATCGTTGCGATAGGGTTTACCATCCGGGGCGTTCTTCAGTTCCCGCTTATTGGCAAGCCAATCGATGTAGTTGCGACCCTCTTGATCGGAGCCGAGTTCTGCGAGGGTCTTGCCCTTATGCTTTCCGAACATGACCACGGCAATGCCGGGATCGCCCGATTGAGCCGTCTGGCTTTGGCTCTGGGGCGATTTGATTGCCGGGGCAGGGGAAGGTGCGGATCGGGCAGGAGCCGGGGCGGGAGAATGATCCCGGATGGAGCGATCGGCTTCAGCATCATCGTCTTCTTCCCCTACCAGATTTAGCAAGGAGGCGATGCCGTATCTCCGAAGATAAGTCGTAAGCGAGCCGATGGCTTGACCATCTCCCGGGAGTTTCTCGATCTTGCCGGAAGCATCCTTGCGAGTGGTGAAGCACTCGGCTTGGACGGAGAAGGAAAGCCACTCTCCGGAAGAGTGAGCGAGCATCGTATCGACACCGACATTTAAGCCGGAGCCGTTGATGCCTTGGATGATCACAAGTCCATGCTCCATCAAGGGACGCTTGGTAGCCTCGATGTAAGAATGAAGCGAAGCGAACTTCGACTTGTGATGCGGATTGAACGAGTCCTTTGTCGGGTTCTCGATCTTGGTTTGGGCTTTAAGCAGAGCAGGGATCAGATTGCTGATCGTCTCCGATTTTTGGATGGTGTGGTTCATGGGTGGGAAAGTTGAGAGAGGAAGCGAGCCATGCCCTTACGCTTGACTGCCGGGGCTTTGGTAAAGTCGAAGCCAATCTTCTTGGCTCCGGCATAGCCCATCGTGTAGCAGAGATAAAGACGAGCAGGAGAGGGCTTCACTCCGGCTTTAATTAGCCGAGACTCAATTAAAGCGAGATAGGATCGGCAGATCTCCCGGGACAGAGAATGATCAGCCCATCGAGAGCGAGAGATTGGGCGAAGACCTTGCTCGATGCGATAGGCGTTCGCATCATCCCAAGCAGATCGCCAGATCTGGAAAGCGGAAAGAGCGGATCCATTATCTCCGATTGAGCCGGGAGTGTTTCGAGACTCCGCAAAGCCGACTGCATCGACAATGCGATCCTGGATCTCTGCGAAGAGATCGATGTGGGAGATGGCTTGGATCACTAAGCAGACGATGAGATGCTTAATCATGGAGTCAATGTTTTATCGGGACGCTTTGCCGATGAGTATTCAAAGTGAGCGATGTTCAACAGACTGTGAAGCAACTCCGGGGTCGCTGGAAGGACTCTCTTGCCATGAGAGACATCGACGATCCAGACGGCAAAGGCTTCCCGGGCTTCTTGGATGTGCTTGCATCGAGTCCTCATGGAGCGGGGTTCCATGTTCTTGATCCGCTTCATCTTGGTGATCTGGAAGTCCTCGCATGAGCATTCTCCATGCCCGGCATGGGCAGAGATATCTACCATGTGATGCTCCCCGATCCTGGACTTCGAGGAGATGAGCCATCGGAAGGGATTGTCAAAGATCCTGGCACTCATGGGTTCACTTTCTCCAAGAGATATCGGTCGAAGAAGTCGATCAGCCTTCCCCGGATAGCACCGCCAAGAGTCTCATCGGCAAAGCGGTCAGCCAAAGCGGTCGGGGTGAAGTTCGAGGTGATGATCGTGGTCAGCCCATGAGAGGTGCGATGATCGATGATCTTGAAAATGCCGGAGGCTACCTTGTCGGTCAGTTTCTCTTTGCCGAGATCATCGAGGAGGATGAGCCGGGAAGTCCGGAGCCGGGTGAGATCGGCATTGCCAGCCCCATAGCCTGTGAAGGCTTCTTCGAGACGGAAAGAGTCTACCCACTTAATCGGGCTTTCGGATAGGATGGAGAGCCTCCGGGCTACGAGGAAAGCCGATCGGGTCTTGCCGGAGCGGACTCCTCCGCAGACGAAGAGATGCTTCCCCTTTGGATTGGGGATCCACTGATCGGCAATCGAGCGAGCCTTGTCGCTGGGAAGCATGGCAAGATCTGTCTCCCGGATGGCTTGCGGGACTTCAGCCAAGAGTTTTGGGATGAGATCTCTCATCCGGTTCTCCCGATCGATGATGGTCGCTTTATCAATACATTGTTGAGCGATGCAGACCTCCGGAGCCGGGAAGGAAAGTTTCGCTCCTCCGACTTCCATCTCTCGCCCGGTAGTCTGGACTCCACAGAAGATGCACTTGCCGTGGTTCATGAGAGCGAGTCCTCCCCGGATTGGTAATCGACCTTAATCTTCGTCTTGCCGGGGAAGATGCCGGGCTTCTTGAGCGGGAAGAGTCCCATCCAAGAGTTGCGGATGGACTGCTCGATGATCTCGACCGCATCTTTTTCATCGAGAGCCTGTTCGATGATGAACTTGATCTGCTTGGAACAGGCTGAAGCGGTCAACTTTGGCTTACGCTCCGCTCGATAAGCGATCCAATCAGCCCAAGCATCGGTGAAGAGATTGCCCGGCTTCCATCTGGATCCGGAGAAGATGGACTCCATGTTTTCCGGTAGCCCCCTTTGTCTCTTATCTTTTCTTTCTTCTATTCTTTCAGATGGGATACCGATTTTCGGTATGGGGGATACCGATTTTCGGTAGGGTGGGGTTCCGATTTTTCGGTAGGGGGCTTTGAGAGCCATCCGATCGACAGTCTCGATGATCCTCCGACCACCGGGCTCTTGATTGATTGAGATGAAGCCGAGCCGGGCAAGATTGCCGATGCATCCGGAGACATGGTTCGATGAGATCCCGATCTGGCTGGCAAGCCGATCATTGCTCATCCAAAAGCCCTTCCCGGAGTCGAGGGCAGAGATCACCCCGAAGATGATCTTCTCCGAGAGGCTCAAGCCCGGCTCCTCCAGGATCTCGAGGGGTAGCCAGATCCCTGCGTAATCGCCTTTTGAGAGGGGGATGCCCTCCGGAGGGGTGTCAGACATAGGGGTGGGGGTCAAACCGCCTCCTTGCCCCCTTTCCGTGAGCCGGAAGGAGGGGTCTTGGGGGTGAGGGGGCTCGTATCCCCGGCAAAGGGATTGGCTCCATCCTGGATCTGCCGGAAGGCAAACCCCAAGAGGAGGGAGATGGCATCAGTCCGGGAGATGAACAGATGTTCACTAAATGCCGTGATCTCTTCTTCGAGATCGGGGCGAAGCCGGAACTGCGACCATTGGCGAGCGGGAACCTTGTCCCCGGGATTGCTCCCGGGAACTCTCTTGGCTTTCGGCTTCATGTCAGAGAGCCTTGGCGATCTCCGAGAGGATCCACTTCCGGGAGACTCGCTTGATCTTCTCTCCGGTCTTCGAGAGGTTGAAGTATTCTCGACCCTTCACGATGCAGGGCTTGAGGAGACGAGCGATCTGACCATCCGGGAGGAGGATGTAATGCGTCCCCGGGATCGGATGGTAGAGAGCCGGAGGGAAAGATGCCGGGATCTCAAATGCCTTGGGCTGATAGCCCTCGACCTTGATAATCTCGAAGGAGGGATCCGCTTCGCAGATGAAGCCGGAAGCCTGGATCTTCTCCGGGGTGAAGTGAGCGAGGGTGATTTGGAAGTCATCGGACTTTTCATCCGGGGACTTCTTACCGATCGAGATCTTGCCTTCCATCTCGCTCGAGAGGAAGCCGTCTTGATTGATGCGGTAGGTGCAGTTGAAGATCTCGTAGCCGAGATCGGATTTAGTGTTGGGTTCTTTCATGGGTGGGAAGGGGGATGAAGTTCGGAGAGAAGATGGTAAAAGGCAACAGCGGCTACTTGCGGAACGACCCCATTTCCAAGGAGGTGAAGCCGATCAATTCGTTCGGACTCGACCATCCCTCCGGCAAGCCCATCAACATCTCCACCCATATGGGAGACAATCGTTCGGCTGGGTTCAAAGGCTCTGGGGTAATCTCCGGGACGAGCGGGGATCCTGGATTGACTACCCAATGGAGCCGGACGGCTTGCCCAAGATTGACGCTGTGCATCGAGCCCGGCTTTTGCTGGGTGCTCTTGAGCCGATCGGTTCGATAGTCGGATGCAGTCGGTGTCGGGAAGTTTCGCAAGGATGAAGACTCTCCTCCGTTGATGAGGATAGCCGACTTCTTCCGCTGTAAACATTCCCCACGCAGTCTCATAACCTTCTCGCTCCAAGTCTCCGAGAACATCTTGAAGTCCTCGCTCGATGTGTCCTTCGACATTCTCGAAGAAGCAGTAGCCGGGTCGCATGATGGAGATGCCTTCGAGGATCCAAGGAAAGAGATGTCTTGGATCTTCCTTCCCTCTTCGGAGTCCGGCTTTGCTGAATGGCTGGCAGGGATATCCGCCAGAGAGGATGTCCACCAAGCCACGAAAGTCTGACCATGGGAAGGACTTGAGATCCGTCCAGATAGGAGCCGAGTCCAAGGCTCCTTGCTCAATCTTGCTGAGAAGGTTTGCGACCGCAAATGCTTCCCGCTCACAGTAAGCGATTGTGCGGAGATCGGGTAGAACTCTAGAGAGTCCAAGGTCAATCCCGCCATAGCCGGTGCAGAGCGACAGATGGGTTGCTGGAGAGTGAGAGGGATGATCCATGTCATGATTGATAGATGAGGTGGATAGCGATGTAGCCATCTTGACGATCTTCGTCACTCCTTGGATTGAGATACTTTTCCAGGATCAGTCGGAAGATCTGGGCATCATCGGCTACGAGCCCGACCTTAGTCATGCAATCGACTACGGACTTCGCCATGTTGTCGACATCTGGGCGAGTAGTCTTCGGGATCTTCTTCGATCCAGGCTTCGTTGATTGGAGCGGAGAAAAGAAGAAGCCGATCCAGCAGGACACCGGGATGTCTCTGCCGGGAGTCTTAAAGTTCGGATCGCGGGAAGCGATTTGCTTTCTCATCTGGATCATCAAGGCATTCTCAAATTGCCGGAGCGAGCCCTTCTGATACTTGGCTACGAACATCCGACCATCCTTTGTCTTGATCACCCGCCCGGCTGATTGAGCGGTTGCCCGGATGGGCTCAATCCAGAGGGGGAGGAACAGGGAGCGAGGAGTCCGCTTCATGAGTGGGTGTAGCCATCCGGCTCGATGACCATGAACATCATCATCCCGGAGCCGCCGATCACTTGGATCGCAACGGCTTTCTCTCCCGGGAGATGTTGGAAGTTCTCGAAGTTGAGAGTCCATCCCCGGGCTTTCAGATTGAAGAGGGCTTCGATCTGCGGGATGGAGAGATCGAAGGTCTGGCGAGGTGGCTTGTTGTTCATGCGAGGTGATGCTTGATTTGCTGGCTCATCGAGTCCCAGCCATAGGGAAGCCGGAGCCGGATCGACTCATCCTTAGCGGCATCTTCCGCTTCGGACTCTGAGAAGAATGTCCCGGCATACTCGAGATGTTGTCCAAGGGTGTTGCAGATGATCACGCTCCAAGAGCCATCCCGGGCGTGATCATGGGAGATCAAGATGAAGGCGGGCTCCAGGATCATGCTCGGTTGAGATTGGCTTCGAGGAAGCGGATGATCTCTTCTTGGGCGAAGACTTCGGCTTGGGCTTCTTCGAGTTCCCAATCCATGTGGCTCTTCTTGCTGATCTCTTTCCATTGAGCCCGGGCAACCTTGAGATTGTATCGGGCTTCTTTGAGCAGGGCTCGGATGGTAGGCTTGTCCATGATCAGATAGCGGCTTCGATGTGGATCATGTTCCAGATCCGGATCGTTTCCTCCTCGATGTGGGCATGACGCTTCTCGACATCATCGATGGACTTCTCCGCTTCGATGATCATCAAGCCGACAAGATGCCGGGCGATGTTGGATCGCTCGAACGATCCTCCGAGACGCTGGATGTAGAAGATGGCGATCCACTTCTCCGCATCGCTCATCAAAGCCCAAGGCTTCGGGAGGAGATCCGGGATGATGGAGGCGTAAGGACGATTGATGCGGATGATCTGATCGGCTTTGATGATTTGGCTCATGGCTTTTGTTATTGGGATGTTGGGATGGGAAAGGGCTTAGGCGTTCCAGAGGGTGACATCGGCTTCCTTGGCAGACTCGAGCCGGAAGTGGAGATCATGGGAGAGGGCTTCAGCCCGGGGAGAGGAGAAGGCTCCGTGACCCTTGGCTTCGAGATCAGCGAGATGCTTCTTGTAGGCTTCCGCAGTCTTGATGAGGGCATCAAGACGCTTGGAGAGATCGATCATATTCTGGGCTTCGTTCATGGCTTGGGATGGATTGGTAGGTGAAATGTGGGGAGGGATGGGGATGAAGTCAATACTTATTTCCGGCAGATGGCTTGATGAAGTTCGATGATCGCCTTGCGACCAGCCCGGAGATTGGCGAGGGCTCCTTGCTCCCGGTGATAGGGGGAAGCGACGGAGTGGGCTTCCTGGATCGCTCCATCACAGAACTCGAGAGCCTTGAGGCACTTCATCACGGCTTCAGCCCGGGCGATCGGATTGACGGCAGAGGCGGCATGGTTCATGGCATGGACGGCTTCTTCGATACAATCTTGGGCTTCGACCACCTTGACCCAGAGTTCGCCTTCGCCTTTGAACAGGAAGGAGAGATCGATGCATCGCTGGATCTTCTGGATTTCCCAGACGAGAGAGGCGGCTTCATTGGAGGAGATGTTGATCATGGCTTGGGATGTTGGGATGATTGGGAGAAAGGGCTTAGAAGCCGAAGTTGTAGAAGATCTTGCACTTCGCTTCTTCGAGGGCTTTGCGATGGGCGATCAGATTGTAAATCTTGGTTTCCATCTTAGTGGTGACATCGAAGAGGATCTGGCTCGTGCGACCGATGGAGATTTGTTCCTTGGCGATGTCTTCACGGAGTCCATCGAGGGCGTGGACTTCCTCCGAGATGTGAGCGTTGAGGGTATCGATCCGGAGCGAGAGGGCTTCCAGGATCTGCTTCTTCGTGGCGAGATCGGCTTCGGTGAGGGTCATGGGATGATTGTTCATGGCTTGGGATTGGGATGAGGATGAAAGAGAAAGGGAGATCCTGGGTGTGTTCAACAACTTTTTACTTCGAGGCTTTGGCGATCTTCTTTTCCATCCGGGTAATCGTGGCTCGGTAGTTCGAGACTGCGGTCACGGAGAGGGTCGCTTCCGGATTGTAGGACTTCTGGTATTCATGCTCGGCATGGAGACGCTCGATCTCCTTCTTGCAGAAGTTGACGATGTTAATCATTTCGCTGACGGATCGGGTTTTTTTCATGGCTGGGATGTATTGGGTACTCCGATAAGATGGGGCATCCTTCCCCATGATACAACACCTATTTACCTAATTCTTTTCCGGGGTCAGATGCCCGGCTTTTATTGGGGTTTTGCGAAGATCCGCTTCCCCAGCCAGATAAGCCCCATCAATCCGGCAAGCCCGATAAGCCCGAGCATGAGGCTATC